ACAACACATACAATCAAATCCAAAATATAAAGTACAATATTCAGAAATGTCTTTATTACAAAAATCACAAGTAAATACCATACTATTTTGTATGTATAAAAATTTTTTATAATATTTTTATAAAATTTTTATACTATTTTTATATGTCTAAACTTACAATATTTTTATCGCTTCGCTGTCTGCGTTTAGATTTTGTAGGTATTTTAGCATTTGTTAAATCTCTCAAGTCTTCAATACTAATAGTGCTAGATTCATTATTTCTTTTATCATTAACATCAACTTGCTTAGTTTTTAGACCACTTAATAGTGACGCAATGTTTTGACTGGGAGGAGCAATAGAAGGACCTTTCATTTCAGGACGTGTAATACGTTGTTCATTAAAAGGATTACCTTCGCTATTATCCATTTCTATACCACGTGCCGACATAATATCTGGACGATTTATTATGTTTTGCATTCTTTGACTGCGTTCAGGCAATTTAGACTCAACTGGTGGTGGAGGAGGTCCTGAATTTACATTTGGTGGCATTGATGCTCCAAATCCAGGATTAGAACCATTATTTCCAAATAGTCCATTCATAAATCCACCTAATCCTGGTTTAGATTGACCCATTGTATTAACCGCAGCTTGAGTAAATTGTTTCATTAATTCGGGATTTTGACGCATAATATCATCCATTCCAGGCATTGAAGATTTAAATAGTGTATTTGACATATGAATCATCATTCCTGAACCAGCTAATTGAAACAACAATTTTAATTCAGGAGACATTTTTGCTTTAGATTTGTATTTTTCATGTAATTCGGCAAAAATTTCATCATATTCATCAATATTCTCATTTATTTGCTCACCCCAACCATCAAGTTTAATGTCAAAAGGATCAAATTTATTATTTAAAAATTCTAATCCAGTTATACATGCCATTAACATTTTTCCTTGAAATTTAATAGCGTTTGATTTTTCCTTTTCAGCAATAATAGTTTCATATTCTCCAATCATTTCATTTAAATTAGAATCCATATTATAACGTTTGCTAAGCGATACCCCTTTTTTCTCTAGATCTTCTAACTTGCGTAAATATTTGAACTTTTCTTTTAATTCTTCTTCTTTTGTTAATTCAGGTTTTTCTTGTGCTTTATCTAAGTTAATAGGTACATTATTAAATTTACCAAAACCATCCCATGTTTTATTTTCATTCATATTTGCTGTTGATTTTCCTAAATTTACTGTATCATTATCATTATTTTTTGTAACAGGTTTAACATTTGAACCATTGTTTTTAGAATCACCAAATAAACCTCCAAAAATAGATTTTTTATTGGCACTTGTTGATTGATTATAATTTATTTCCTTTTTATTATTTGAATCTATAGTAGTATTTAATTTTAATTTGTCATCAAATTGTTTTGAAGTGCTATTATCTGTTAAATCATTTAATTCATTTTCTAAACTAGTAATGTCTTCAATATCTATTGATGTTGATGTTTTTTTATCAGTTATATTTTTTCCATTCATTAATAATTCAATACCACCTCCAAAATTTGATGATGGTTTTTTTGATATAATTTCTTCTACATCTGAATCATTTATTTTAAATTCTGGAATTTGAAAATTATCAATATTCAAAGTTTCGGGTTCTATTTCTACAATATCCATTAAAACTATTATGATAAAAATAGAAGTTTAATTTTTAAATACTCCGCAATATATATTATATATTAATTATTAATAATATGTAAATAATATGTTAATAATAATATGTAAATAATAATTAATAATAATTATTTTAGTACATTAAAGTTTTCTAAATAATAAATTCCTTGTAAAAAACAATCTGCCAAATCATCTTTTTTTGAATGTTTAATAAAAAAAGCATGTTCGTTACACATATTTTTATGCTCTAATAGTTGTTTTGTATAATAAATGCTAAGTTTTTTTCGTTCATTATATGATAATTTTTTATCTTTGTTTTCTTTAGCTTCTTTTACATCTTTAACTTCATCAATTTCGCATAAATCTTTATAACCACATACATATTTACTTTCTTTATTGATAAATGGTTTTAATTTATTTGTGGCTGAAATAAATTTAATATTATAATTATTACAATCTATAAAATATTGAGATATCATGCCTTGAATAGTTTTCATTCTATTAGCAATAGGACTTATTTGATTTTCTAAAATAATTTGGTCAATACTAGATAACTCGTAATTTTTAAACAATTCATTTAATTCATTTTTAATACTAATTCCTATATCTATTAAATTTACATTGTTTGCATTAACACTTTCAATGGCTTCAAAACACGTAGTGTTTAAATATTCTTCTAATAATTTTATTAATGAAGCTTTATTTATAGGTTTTTCTATTTTAATTTGATATTGTTCAATTAGTGTTGAGAGATTAGCAACAGATTGTTTATGTAATGTTTTAATATTACATGTTGGTAAACTATATTCCGTTTTTTTTGTATGATTTTTACAATAAAAAATATTGTCTTTATGGAATTTGGCTTCTTTTGAGCAACATTTTTCATTACAAGAAATTAATTTATTACATAGATTTATTACATCCCATTTTATAATTTTAAAATCCTTAAATTCATTAGCATTATTTTTTTTATCTATAACATCACATTCTAAAATCACATATGCTAAATTTTTAATACCTATATCTATACTTAATATTTTCATAAATATTATATTTATTATTACAAATATTATATAATTAATTATATAATATTTATATAATTAATTATATAATATTTATATAATTGTTTCTATATATATTAATACAAGTTTATTTATTAGCAGCCAAGCATACCGAATAGTTTAATCTATAAAGATAATACCCGAATAAAAAAGTAAAAAAATATGATATTGCGAAAGCTAGCATTCTGTAATACTTTTTATATATAGCTATTAGTCCTACAATTATTGCTAAAAATGCTAATGCCAAAGCTCCCCATCCTAAAACATAAAAATACATACAATGACCTTTATTTAAAGGTGTCATCAAACCATCAAAAAAATTCATAGTTTATAATATAATATTATAAAATATAATATTATAAAATATAATATTATAAAATATTATAAAATATTATAAAATATTATATTATAAAATATAATATTATAAAATATTATAAAATATTATAAAATATTTTTAATTAGCATTAATTACATACTTAGACACATGTTTTTGCGCATCTAATTGTTGCTTAGACAAATATATATTTTTTAAGTCACTTGCTTCATAACCATATGGTTGATCACGAGACAAAATTGAGTTAAAAATATAAGGTGTTTGATTAGATACTAAAGGTTCGGAGTTATAATTTCTATTTATTCCACATTCAATAATAGAAACATATTGATTATTTTTTATAATAGTATCAGCATTTACTTGTAAGTATTTTCTATAGTCACTATTATTTTTTATATTTTTATTATTTTGAAAAACACTATCATTGAGTGCCGATGAATAATAATTGCTAAATAATCTAGAGTCCTCCATTAAAGGAGGAAAATTGAAGTGAATATTGTTTGAACCACTATAGCAAGTTCCCCAACTCATAAAATTAATATTATAGTATGTAATAATATTAATTTTTTTATAGATTTTAAATTAAAACTTATTTTATAAAAAATATTGCTTATTTTATTATAAAGTTTATTATTTTTGTAATAGTTTTACTAAATCAGACTTTTTCATTTTTTGAGCACTTTCATTATCTATTAAATTTTTTGTTACAACCAATGTTTTTAAATCATCTACCTTCATTTTTGAATAATTTTTTCTTTCACCTGTTTTATCATTTGTATCTTGAATATTTTCTAAATTAATTATTTTTGGGTTGCTATTTGTATTATCTAATGTAAATGAATCTAAGTTTATAGGTAAATTTTTAAAAAATGTTTCATCATCAAAACTTGAAATAGTTTGTTCGTTTACTTCAATATTTTCTGAACTTGTTAAATCTTCTAAATCTTCTACTTCATTATTAATAATAGTTAAATTTTCTGATTTGTTTTTTTTAATATCATTTTCATCATCATCTTCATCTTCGTCATCTTCATCATCATCTTCATTATCATCTTCATTATCATCTTCATCGGCGTCTTCATCTTCGTCATCATCATCATCTTCATGTTCATCATCTTTATCTTCGTCATTATCATCTTCATCATCGTCTTCATCATCATCATCTTCATCGTCGTCTTCATCATCCGATACAGATATTTTTTCCCCTAAATTAATTTTCTTAATTTTATCAAATTCTACATATTCAGTTCTAGTATTTTCAACATTATTAGTATTAATATTAGTAGTAGACATAGATTTATTTAATAAACTAAAATGTTGCATTTGAATATTATAATTCATAATAAAATTTTGTAAAATTTTACCATGCTCAATAACACTTTTTTCTAATAAATTTAGTCTTCTATAGCAATATAACATAATTCCTCCACTTATTAATAAAATTAATCCAAAAGTTAATAAAAATCCTGAATCTATAAATTTAAATAAAATTGACATTTATATTAATGTATAATTATATTATTTTAAGTATTGTTTAACGAATAATATATTTAATTTTTCATATTTGTAATAATATTTTCTGGATAATTTAAATCTTTAAGTACCTTCATTGCTCCTTTTACTTTTGAAATACCTTTTTTAATTTTATAAGTATATTCAAAATCTTTAGCATTAGTATTTACTTTCATGTATAAATTATTATTTTGTTTATTTAATTTTTTACATAATTTAGTGTAATGTGTTGTTAAAACATAATCTATATTGTTAAATTTATTTAAATAATTTAAATAACCATAAGCACTATTAATTGCTTCATCTGGATTAGTACCGCTATATAATTCGTCAAATACACAAAAGTGATTTTTGGAACTATTGTTTTCAATTGCTTCTAATATATTTTTACATTGTCTAGCTTCGGCTTGATATAAACTATCACGTCCTCCAGTATCTGGAATATTTATATAACAATGAATAAAATCGTATATTTTTACTGAGGCACTACTATAAAATCCACACCCTATTTGTTGAGATAAAATAATGTTAAATAATGTTGATTTTAACAAAGTAGTTTTACCAGAAGCATTTGGACCAGTAATAATTATATTTTTATCTAGTGAATACGAGTTTTTTATAATTTTAGTTTTTCTATTTTTGCTATTGCTATTAGTTTCTTTAGTGCAAATTTCTTTAGTGCAAATTTCTTTAGTGCAAATTTCTTTAGTAGAAGTTTCTATAGTATTTAAGTTAGCAAAATAAGCATCTTTAAAAGAGGTAGGTTTAGAATTATTATAATTACAATAATTCATAACTTTATTATTTATAAAGTTTTGCAATGTTTCTAAATTTTTCAAATAACCATTAAACCCAAATGAAAAATATAAACTATCTATAATAGTTTCATTTTTATTTAAACAATAAAAACATTTCATTAAATGTCCTAATTCTACTAATTTATTAATACTTAAAGTATATGGTGTAATTTTATTCAAATCGTCTAAATAAGATGTAAAAATGCTTATATTTTTGTTAATAGCATCATTAAAAAATTTATAGTTAACTAAATCTTTAGAATATTTCAAGAAATTTTTATATTTATTTAAAGAAGTCACAATATATTGTTTTAAATCATATAATGTTTCATGAATATATTTAATATTTGTAAAATATTTAATACAACTAGTGAAATTTAAGTACATTTGAAAAATATAAAATCCAAAACTAAAAAGCAAGTAAATTTTATTTGTAAAATTAGTTTTACTAAATGAAGTAAATAATTGGCCAATAATGTGATTGGAAAATACATTTTTTAAATGTTCAAAATATAGTCCAAATGTTATTTTATGTCCTTGTAATTTTATTATGAAAAAAGGAAGTAAAAGAAATAATATTGGAATAAGCAAAGAAAAAACAGGCGATGAAAGATTATATACGCTTAAAAATTGTAAGCATAAACTATTATTATTAAAATTACTTAATAATGGTATGTCAATATATTGATAATTATTTATAAATCCGTTATCAAATATTACATTTTCACATTTATTATATAGTGCATCATCTTCAATAATGGTTTTGTTTTCACTAAATTCTACTTTTTTAAAAGTATTATAATTCTTTAATAACAATTGTGTTTCTAATAAAAAATCAACATTGTTTGTATAATATTTAGACCATTTATTAATAATAATTTTTTCAAATATATTCTTAGGATCAAAAACATGATAATATAAATTATATGATTCATTATTATTGTCACATATATTTGATTCATCACTTAAAGGTGATTTGGTTTTTACTAATTCTAAATCATTAATAATATTGTTATTTAAAAGTTGAACACTTGAACTATCCAAATATTCAATAGGCAACTTGAAAGAATCTACATATTTTTCTTTAGTATTAAAATTAGAGTCTTCATAAAAATTCATTAGTGTGTTAATAAAATTCATCTTATTAATAATAATAACAATTACTTTATAAATATTAATATAACGAAAATAATTAAAAAAATATTATTATAATTTATTAATTATAATATTATATGTTAATTTATGATACACAATTTATTAATAATTATTATAAAACTTTGGAACATGAAAAATTAGAACATTCGATTCAAAGTTTATTAAATACATTATTAATAACAATTAACAATGATTTATCATTAAATAATTATGAGCAAGAATCTGATAATAAATTAAAAAAAAAATCGAAGTATAAAAAATATGATACTTATAATGGGTCAAAAGACTTCAATTTATTAAATAAATATAATAAGTTAATACAATCAACTATTACCACTGTTAGGAAACTTCCAATTGATAAAACTAAAATAAATATTGCTAAAAGTAATATAAAAGCATTATTAAATAAATTATCACCATCCAATTATAATAAATTAGAAAAAGAATTTTTAGTTATTTATAATGAATTGCTAGAGTCAAGCATTGATGAAAGCATAGACGAATTATATTCTATGGACAATTATATAATTGATTATATTTGTTATAATAATTTGTCTTATAGTTCAATATATGTTAATATTTTCTTTTCATTGCTTGCTATTTATAATACTAAAAATTATAAGTTAGAAAACATATTTTTATATAATTTATTAAAAGAAAAATATGAAGAATTTTCTAATTTTGAAAAAACTATTAAATGTACAAATAATAAAGATGAGGATGAGTTTTCAATAAATAAAAATAATGATAAATATAAATGCTTTGTAATTTTTATAATAAATCTTTATAAAAAATTATTTGTTTATGAATTAGAAAATATAAAAACAAATGATTATTTATTTAAATTATTTATTAATACACATATTATTGAAGAATTTATTTTGCTCTTGACTGAATTTTTCATAACTAATTTACAAATTGAAAACAATAGTGCCTATTGTGAAAATATATTAGAGTTCTTAATAACAATATATAATGAATTATTTAAAGAAATAAGAATTATCAAAAAAATAGATTCTAATTTAAAACTTTATGAAACTATTAATTTACTATTGGTTAATAAAAGTAACTATATTTGTTATACAAACAAAATAAAATTCAAATTAATGGATATTCAAGATAAATATAAAAAATATATATTAGTTTAATTTTAACAATAAATACAATAAATACAATAAATATAATTAATATAATAGTTTAAAAATACATTTATAAAAATAAATAATAATATATAAATGATTACATCTAATATAGATAGCAAAGTAGAATATGCTATTATAAATAATATAGATAAATCTGATTTAAATCACGAAGCATTTGTATATAATGCGAAAATATATAATAAACATATTAAATTCGTTTTAGGAACACCTAGATTTGATTTTTTAAGCAATAATATTATATATTTTAATATTTATTTAGCAAATAATGGTTCGGTTGTATCAAAAATAGGTATATATGAAACTAATAATAGTGATTATGCTTCATTATTAGATTCTAATGGAGATGTAGATTTAAATAAAATGTCCGAACCAATTATATTTTCTTTTGCTAAACCATTAATTATGAATAATTATGAGTTAATTGATAAGTTTGAAACTATGTCTAATACAAGTGATTTTAATAGTAGCGATAATGATTCTAATATTAGTACTATTGAAAGCATTACTAGCGATGAGGATGATGATGATGAGGATATTGATGAAAAACCACAAAAACTTACAACTACAGGCTATGATTTAATGGAACTAAACAGTCAAACAAAAGAAGAAAGTGATTATGAAATGAGTAAATATGAAGAAGATCCATCACAAAAATGGATTAATAATTATTTAAGAAGCAACAAATATGAGATACTAGATAATGAAGGAGGCGGAGATTGTTTTTTTGCGGTTTTACGAGATGCGTTAAGAAGTGTGAAAATAGATACATCGGTAAAATCAATTCGTGAAAAATTAGCAAATGAAGTTGATGAAGAAATATTAGCAACCTATAAAGAGTTTTTTGGATTATTTTATAATAGCATGAAAACATCAGAAACCAAATTAAAAGAACATAAAAAGAAACATTATACATTAAAAAAAATGATAACAGCAAGTAGTGATGGTCCCGATAAATTGAAAATGATTAGTGATGCTAAATCTAATTTTGATAGTATGTCTTCAATTAGTGATCAAAACAAAGAATTAGAAGAATTAACAAGAGAATTTGAATTTATGAAAGATGTAGAAACAATAGATGATTTAAAAAAAGTAATAATGGAAGTAGGAGGCAAATATTGGGCAGATAATTGGGCACTAGTAACATTAGAGCGATTATATAAAGTGAAATTTATTGTGCTATCACAAGACCATTTTTTAAGTGGAG